GCTTAGCTTATTTGCTTAGCTTATTTGCTTAGCTTATTTGCTTAGCTTATTTGCTTAGCTTATTTGCTTAGCTTATTTGCTTAGCTTATTTGCTTAGCTTATTTGCTTAGCTTATTTGCTTAGCTTATTTTTATTTGTTCATAACGAGCAGAATCGATAGTTTCTCGCATTATATTATAAGGTGTAATATCTTTACCATTAATAATATATTTTAGAATATCTGCGCGATAACCTGATATTAATGCAACACCGTTTTGATTATAAGCTACTGGAAATTCAGCAGAAACTCCACTAGATAAATTCCAAAATATAATATCAGGACGTATATATCCAGCTGTTCTATAAGACACTTCTATTTCTTCAAAATTAGTTCTATTATTACCACCAGTTGCTTGATCAAATTGCATATCACTTAATATTATAAGTCTTTTTGGCATTTGTGAATTAGATAATTGATATGATAAAGCTCTGTCAAGTATTAATTTGAAAACAGCTTTAAGATCAGTTGACATTTCCCAATGCATCTTTGAAATATTCTTGATTTTATCTAAAAGCGTTTTACAATTATTAGGTAATATATGAAATACTGGTTTAGATGAAAAAGTAATCAATGAATTTTTAAATGGTTCTGCAGTAATTGATGATATTAAAACACCAAGCGCAATTGATACATCCATTGGTATTCCAGTCATGCTTCCACTTACATCACAAATTACAAGAGTATTATTAAGAGCACCATATCCAGCTATTTTATCAGTTAAACCTTTCCATTGTTCTTCAATAACATCATCGACTATGTATCTATTTTGATATTGTTTGACTAAAATATATGGATCTAATTGACTAAAATTAACTGTTGATTCACCAACAAGTAATGCATCTTTCCAATTATTAAATTCAGTTGGTACATGTTTTGCAAATGCTTTTTTAAGACGAACCATTGCAATACTAGGTACCTTTGAAAAATCAATTTCATCCCATGTATTTGAACACATATGTTTTTCAACAATATCAATATAAGAACGAAGAGGTGTCAAATATTTCTTGCGCAAACTCTTATAATGCCAATGATATACTTCTTGTATATTAAGTAATTTTTTACATATATATTTATTAATACCTTTTTTATTCCATTTTTTCTTTTCAGAAGGAAGCCATTTTGCAAGAAGAGAAACTGGTCTACCATTTATCATGTTTTCATAATCATTATTTAATTGATCCACTATTAGTATTATAATAGGGTCTATTGAATCACAATCACCAAATTCAAGAATCAAATTAACGGTTTCAATCCAATCAAGATATCTGCCATATTCTGGTATATATTTTATAATTTGCGTCCAAATATCATAATGATGAGTGAAAATATGATCAAGTGCAAATAAGAATGTTTTACGATCCCCTTTGCCTCCTCTACAATCTCTACAATTAAATAGAATTTTTATAGTATCTAATGGATCTTCGTCCCATGAATTATCAATAAGTTCAAAGAAATTGAAACTTGAATGGGCTTCTCTATTTAATTTGAAAAATAGATTAACTCTAGCATTGCCAGTATCTGCTAATGACACAGCTCCATTTGCAGTTGTCGCAGACACAGCTCCATTTGCAGTTGTCGCAGACACAGCTCCATTTGCAGTTGTCGCAGACGCCATTTCTCTATTACATATTCATATTCCTAGTTAATCCTTATATAACTTTCTAAGTATTTTTATTTAATTCTTGCTCCATATTTTCATATTCATAATTTATTCTGTTTTTACATAATTGATAATTTGGATTTGTAATTACAAATTTTAAATTTTTTTGTATGCAATATGTAGCTACATTTTTTTTAATATCTTTTTTAATAATTGCATTTGTAAAATCATGAATATTATTTAATGCATGATGTATTGTAATTTTAGCTATATTCATCATTACAAATATTTTATATTCAGCAATTGTATAATGCTGATCTAATATTAAATTAGCTATTTCTATTTGACTATTATAATTATTTATTATACCTCTTAAAATAGTACTAGTTATTGCATTTAATAAATTAATATCAACTATATAAGCATATTCTTTATAAAATCTGTTAAATATCATTGATCTTATATTATTTAAAATATTAAAGGAAATACCACTATTAGTCAAAAAAACCAAATTTTGTTCTAAATATTGATATAGTTCATTTTCTATGATATCTAATAAATTCATCAATTTTACATAAGCATCTGTTTCTATTCTATTTATTTTTTCTGTATAACTATTATTAAATAATATATGATGGTTTTTATTTTTATAAAATTCAAAGATACCCATTATTTAAAGTAATATCATTTTCTTTATATAAAATAATAAACCATGCCAATATTTACTAATACTATAACAAATTTTACAGATGATTTTGATATATCTAATTGGACACAAATATTAGATGGTGGATTTATTCAAACAGTATTTGTACCAGATACTGTTACTTTAATTTCTGCAAATAATTTACCAGGTACTCATCAGACACAACTTTTAATTGTCATCCCAGTTGATGGAACAATGACATTTAATTGGAATTGTACAACACTTGATAGTAATTTATATATTGAACAATTTGGATATATATTAAATGGTACTTATACGGCAATATGTGCTGATCCAAATACAAAAAATGAACATGGGTCATCTACATTAACATTATCTAAAGGTGATAATTTTAGTTTTGTAGCATACACATTAAATGGCACGTCAGGATATGGTTCAAATATTATAAGTAATTTTACTTATACATATAATTATACAGATAGCGATGATGATGGTGAATTACCAGGACTAGGTCAAGATCCATCATGTTTTAATGAAGGAACGAAGATTTTAACTTTAAATAAAGAATTTGAAGAGACTTATATACCAATTGAAAATCTAAGAATAGGTGATATAGTAAAAACATATATTGAGGGATATCGTAAAATAACTATGATAGGCAAAAAAACAATGATTAATAATCCAGATAGATTTCAATCATGTATGTTTATAATGAAAAAGGATGGTTTGATGACAGATGATTTAATATTATCTGGAATGCATTCAGTATTAATTGATAAAGAATTAAAAGGTGCAAATAGATTATATGATAAATACTTAATATGTGTTAATTATTATAACAAATTTCAAAAAATAATGAATAAAAATGAATATACTTATTATCATATGGTATTAGATAATGATGGATATATAGGACGTCCATTTGTAATATGGGCAAATGGTATTTTAGCAGAAACAACAAGTGAAAAAGACTTCAAAGAACATGGCTTCACGCCATTAAATTAACATGGCTTCACGCCATTAAATTAACATGGCTTCACGCCATTAAATTAACATGGCTTCACGCCATTAAGTTAGCGAAATTATCTCATTTCTGTAAAAAACCACTATCATATTTGGGCGATAACATTGGTGATAATTTAAGAAAACTTAATGCACCTGAATTTGGTTGTATTCCTGTAATACATTGATTAACATTACTAAATGTATTATTTATTGCTTCAATTTGTCCTGGATTTCCTGCGAAATCAATTGCACCAAAATCATAATTAGTATTTGTATATGGCAAAGTAGCTTGAGTATTTGTATAATCATTCGATTCTATTGTACCTTGTGCGGTAAAATACATATTATTCATTCTACAATAACTATTCATTTTTTCTAAATTCAATTAAATTATTGATATAATCTGGTAGAATTACTTGTGCTGTTAAATAAAATTTATATAAACTTTCACCATAATTAGTAACTGTTATTTTATCTAATAATCTTTGATCTTTTGTATATTTATGTATCTCTTTGACAATATAATAAATATAACTAATATTTTTAATTTGTTTAATATGACTTCCTAAACAATTAAAAACTATTACTTGTCTACAATCTTTATATTCAGTATTAATATGATCAATTAATCCACACAATGCGATGGTTATTAATAAACATTCTTCATCACTTTTAGGTTGTTCTTGAATAAATGTTGGTATATCAATTATAAATTCAAGTAAGTTATCCCCAATTTTTTGATATTTAAGAAAATTCATGTTATATATTATATATTATTTAATTAATAGTCTTTATACGAATATATAGAAATCTTCCCTGGTGTAATATTAAAGGGAGGTATGAAAGATAAAGATAAGGATAAGGATAAAGAAATAGTCAGGATGCCTGTGCCACCTGCATATAAAAATGTGGAATATACAAATGATCCAGATAATAAAATATATGCAAGTGGATATGATAAAAAAGGAAGAAAACAAATTATATATAATAAATGGTATATTGAAGAGAATAAAAACAAACGTTTTGGAAAAATATTAGAAAACAAAGATGTTTTCAAGAAAATCTTGGAACATTGTGAAAAGATTGTATCATTAGCTAAAAAATTTAATTCAGTTGAAGCAAATATATGTTTAATGATTCTTTTAATAATCAAATGTAATTTCAGAATTGGCAATGAGAAATATTATAAATTATATAAATCATATGGAGTTTCAACACTTGAATGGAAACATGTGAAGATTAATAAAAAAGACCGAACATTTGAGATAAAATTTATTGGTAAAAAAGGAGTTGAAAATTGCAGCGAACGTAATGATGAAATGATTTATAATTATTTAAGAAAATTACAAAAAAAAGCAAAAGAAAATCCTAGTTTCCAAAAAACTGATAGAATTTTTAATGTATCATCAAATACAGTAAATGAATATATTAAACAATTTGGAGATATAACTGCAAAAGACTTGAGAACATTCAATGCCAATTATTTATATATAACATTTTATCTTGAAGATCAAGAACCAGATGAGAAAAAGAGAAAACTGAATGCACTCAAAAAAGTAGCAGAAGAACTTCATAATACCCCAGCAGTTTGCAAGTCAAACTATTTAGTACCTGGAATAATTTAAATTATATTGTTTTCAATTTTCCTATAGTTTTTGTAGATGAACGTAAAGTAGGTGTAAGTTTTCTTGATCTTAAACTTGAAGTTGAATATTTATATTTTC